GTTGCGTGATAAGTCAGAGGCCACGCAGCAGAAGGCAGCAGTATCATCTGCTGACCCGCATTCATTGTGAGGCTTGTAGCTGTCGCTGTGCCGGTAATGACTACTACGTTACCCGTAGCAGCAGTGGTAGTATAATTGCCTGTCTTGGTAACATAGGTAACGCCTCCAACTGCTAGTGCGTCAACGGCCTGTTTTACCCGCAAGGGCGAGAAAATTTTACCTGTTGTTACTGTTCCTGCTTCTGCTTCTGCCTGTGTCGCAAGGTCAAAAGCACCGGAAACTGAAATAAAATCTAGTGTACCTGCCCCGTTTGTAGCCAGGACAGTGGAAGGAGAACCATCAGAAGATGGATAAACCAATCCGTTTAGGTTGCCGGTGACGTTTCCGGTGACGTTTCCGGTGACGTTTCCGGTGACATTTCCGATGACGTTTCCGGTTAGACCCGCTGAATTAAAGCGGGCTACCTCGGCGGCTGTAGCGCCATTTGTCATTACGTTGAAGGCCAGGGCGAAGTCTTCGACTCCTGCTCCTACGTCTGTGGTTACTGCTCGTATGCTAGCCCCAATCTCATTGTTGGATGCTGCGGTCTCTGCTACGAAGTTTAGACCCACGCCAATGCCCGCTCCAGGTGTTCCTGAAGTTGTATGTGTTAGGGTAAAGGGGGTTATGACGGCTGCGTTATTCGCATCGTCTATTGTAGTAGCCAGAGTTGCTGTTGTTACTGAGCCTGTGAATGTAGGAGAAGCTCCTTCAATCTTAGTAGCAATAGCAGTTGATATGTCGTCAAATTCTGTGTTGAGTTCTGTTCCGTTTACAACCTTAGACGGGTTGCCGGACAGTAGTGCATCCTTTGATGCAAAATTAGTTGTCTTGCTATAATTACTCATAGTTGTATCCGGTCAATAATAATAAGTAAAGCTGGCGGAGCCCCTAAGAACTCCGCCAGCAGTATTGCTTATACAACTACTTCCTACGTGCCGTGTACCGCAAGAACAAACGCGCTAGTGGGGCGATAGGTTTTAACACCGTACAGACGGTCAGAAGTAAACAAGTTGGCAAGCCATTCTTGCTTGTACTGAGTCTGTGAACGAACGCCTACCTGCTCGACCAGGATGAAGGAATCCTTATGAGCAAGAATAGTACCCCGAACATCGTCACCGGCTGAGTTAGCAGCGGCAGTCTCGATTACAGGTACGTTAGTGGAAACAAAGAATTCGCAACCATAGATGTTGCCAATGCTACCAGTTCCAACAGGCTTGTTGTTGACAAAGTCGGATGAGCTGAATCGCTCAATTCCAAGCATGTCATTTTTAGCTACTGGTGGAATGACCCAGAACCTCTCGGTCATAGGAACGTCAGCGTCATCTTGCTTCTGCAACATGCCACGGATAACGAGGTCAGAAATATCATCGGCAGCAGCAACAGTATCGTCTGCCATCAATGAGATAGAAGTCCCAGCATTAGAATAGAACGAGCCAGAGTGAACCCAATCAGAGGCGTCACCGTCTCCAACAGATTTACCCAATGCAAGAAGCGCGTTGTCTACGTTAGTTGCTAACGCATAGCCGGCGTCATCTGTGAAGAATCGACGCATAGACTCTAGAGCCTGTGTTGCGGTAATATCTTCAATCATGCGCGAGTATTCAAAATGCTGATCAATAACAATGGACAGTTTAGGGTCAGTGTTATTTTGAACTGTAACCGCAGTGTTCTCAGCTTTGGCAGTTGCCGTGCCTCGAACTGGCTGTGGTACATAGATGGTATCGCCTTTCTTGCCAGAAAAGGCCATAGTTCTGACGTTAGCCGCCATTACCTGGTTGGATTTGTATGCAGCGATTACTTCGTCGCTCCAGATTTTAGGAATGAACGCTGCCGCGCTCGTGTTATCTACAATGCCGCCTGTTGCGGGAAATACTGATGTTGCCACTGGACTTCTCCAAAGTTATGATTTAGATAACCCTGTCCTCTGCGTATGCCGCCATTATTTCAGGCTGTAACTGTGAATACCGAGCAGGGTCATTCATTTTGAGTTTTATTAAGTCTGCACGTCGGAATACCTTTTTAGTCTCCTGCGAATTACCTGAGATAGCTCCAGTAGATGCCTGTTGCGCCTGCTGCCCTTTATCGACAATAGCACTAAGGTCTGTGATAGAGCCTGGCTTAGTGTCTTTATACTCACTAAGTAGCTCTGACATAGACTCGACATTGTTAGTCTGGTTAGCGTCCCGTAATGCCCTGGAACGTGACTTACTTCCCTGTATCCATTTTACAAACTCAGCGTCGGATATGACTTCAGCCGTGTCTGGATGTGCCTCCAACAAGCGTGTTTGCGCTTCCTGGTTGGCGATAGTTTGGTCAGCGTTCTTGGCTATTTCGTTAGCTCTAAGTATACTCGGGTGATTCTCAATGGCCCTTGACATTGCTGCTTCTGGGTCATCTAGGAAGGTAATTGGGTCTTCTTCCGTTGTTATCTCTTTAGTAGAGTTAGACTGTGTAACAATGAAGTCATCAACGATCTTACGCAAGTCCCCAACTTCTGAGGACTGCCTACCCGCTAAACTCTCAGCATTCTGGTGCATCTGAATGATGTCCTGAATACTTTTTCCTTTGTACTTAGCGGGTACGTCGTCTACTCCTGGCTCAGGTTGTGCCCCCTTTTCAGGAGGCTCCTCAACCGGCGATACTGCTTCTGCTAACGTTGCAGGGGCCTCAGCCGTGTCTGCTTTGTCTTCTACTGGGGTGTCAATTATCGATGCTGACATAATAAAGGTTCCGTGACTCAAAGTCATTATGGAGGAGTGAAAGCTACTTAGCCACGTCCCAGGCTGCATCAGCCCCGTGGTTATCTATAGCCTTACGTTCGATCTTCATCCGCTGTTCTCTATTCTTAACCCACTTATTGGTTGCCTTAGGAAAGGAACCGCTAATGGGGTCAAGACTGGAGCGTACTGGGCTGATGATACGGGATGCTGGTTTACCACACTGCCTGCATGTACTCTTTTCGACTTTGTCGTCTACGAATTGCTCGGTGACGTGTCCATCGGTACATTTGAAGTCGAAGAGTCTTCTCATAAGAAGACATCTCCGTCTGCGTCCTGGTGTGGTTCCTGTTCCCTTTTGTAATCAGTTTCTAGCATGTCAATGTTGTCTGACAAGTTCTGCAGAGTTCTGATTACGTTGATTTGACCCTTTCGGAAGAACAGGTCTTCTGCTGAGGTCGTTCTCTCTGCGGAATCAATAGATTCCATTTGTTCGGTTAGTTCTGAAATTAGAATCTGGAAGTTCTTATCGTTCCAAAGAGATTTCATTGAATCGAAATACTGTTCTAGCTTCTCGTCTATCATCTGTTTCTCCGTACCGGACAGAATAGTTTGTGAGTATAACACGTATGGGTCTATATGTCAAGCCTTTTCTAGTATATCTTTGATCTTACCAGGCTTCTTAGGGTCTGGTTTTACTGCTTTATCTTCTAAGTCTTTGATTCTTCTCGCTAACCTAGAAAACTCAGCGTTAACTTCCTCTTGAAGACGCTGTAAATCTGTTCCTGATACTATCATGCCATAACTCATAGGGGATTACCTTATCTATTTAAATGGTTTAAAACGGGGGAGCTCCGGTGCTGTTGGCGGTTGTTGAGGCTGTTGCGGCTTCCTAGCCACAGCTTTCTCCTGTTTAACCTCCAAAGATCGTTCTTTGAGCTGCCTATCTAGTATCTGCATACGGCGGTCGAAGTTCTTGTCGTCTTCGTCGTCCATCATAGCCGCTACTTTTAGCTGCTCGGTTTCTAGCTTAACTGGGACGGCTCTCATCTCAGCGTTGTACTTCTCAGCTCTTGCCTGGCTCTCAGCCGCCTGACCGTTAAGTGCTGCGGTCTGGCTAGCCTGGAATGCCATTTGAGCTTGTCGTAGTTCTTCATTTGCCTGTTGCTGCTCAGGATTAGGCTGATTAGCTTGCTTCATCAAAGCAATGATCTCTTCTTTATTAGATACGTTCATGTGATCGACGATGGCCTCTATCAGGGCTGGTTTGAGGGGTGAGTCGTCGCCGACGGTCTGTAGTATCTGACCAAGCTGTGCGACCTCATATTCTCTAGCTACGATACCCAGGTTGCCCTTCACAATGAACTTATAGTCCTTTGCGGGGAACTTCTCAGGCTCGTACTGCATGTATCGCCAGGCTACTTTGCAGATGAAGGGTACAAGGAAGGCTTCTTCGAAGTTAAGCTGTGTACGCTTGTGGCGCTTCAGGACACTTCCCTTAGACATGGACATAGCTGCAGCGCCTTGGTCGGCGTTGATGTTGCCAGGGGAGATGTCGATAGCGCCAGTGGCGTTCTGCACCATAGTCATCAAGGACTGTGCTTGTGGGAAGGTGATCTGTGAGACTTCACCGAACTTGAAAGGATGTAGCACCTCCTTAGGGCTTCCGTTAGTAAGAATCATCTTACCAGGGGCTATTGTTGGCTTAGCACCTCTAGGCATACGCGAGGCGTCAACACCCATCATAGGATGCACTGTAAGGCCGAGAGCATCAATCCTAGCCCGCATCTCTGCGTCCAAGGCCTTCTGGCTGTTGTAACCCTTTTCGACGACTCCGCGTCCCCAGAACATGCCAGGGAGCTTGTCCCACTGGAAAGCTACCACGTTGCGGTCGCCCATCATGTTAGGGTTCTGCTCAGCTTTAAGCAGTTGTCCGCCGTCGGCTATAATAACAACGGCTTCAATGTAGAAGCTGCCTTCGTCGTCTTCGTTTAGAATCTCTACGACTTCAGAATTAGGCGGCATCTTAGCGTTTTCTAACAAGTGTCGTGGCACAAGGCCGAAGTACTTAGTGAGCCTGCTCTGCCCTTTAGCGGGTGCGCTTATCTCAACGTCTGGCATCCTCTCGACATCTGTGACATCAGTTAGAATAGTGGTGTCCAGGTAGATGCCCCTTTCTTGCAGTATCTCTATCGTATGGGTAGGGACATCGCGGTCGATTGCGCATCCCAGTGAGTCGTTCAGGTTAGTAGCAGCGCTGTCGATACGGAAGTGCTTAGGCATTACCGGTATCAGCTTGGTAACGGTTCTCTCTACTTCTCTAACGCCAATGATGCGGCTCTTACCGTCTGGTGTAACCTCTTCATCTGGTATAGTCTCTGTAATGGTGTCCAGGACTACCTCGCCTATGCCAGTACCAAAAATAGCCGCGTTGAGGATGATCTCAGCTATCTGCTGCTTAGTGCCCAGCTTTCCGAAGTCCTCGTGCATCATCTGACGCAACTGCATCACGTCTGCCTGGTCGGGGTCGTTCTTGTCGTCAGTGATGGTAAAGAAGTTACCCCTACCAAACGCCGCCTCTTCGATCTCTGCTACGTTGCTCTCTACTGCCTGTTGTATAGCCGGCGATACAATTCGGCTCCGTTCAGTTCCTCTTGTGGCGTCTTCCTGTGCCCAGATGCCCCTAAATAATCTGTAGTATTCGTCGTGTTTGTTTCTATAATTGGAGTTGTAGTGTTCGTCCCAAGAGTCCACCTTATCCATAACCCAGGATTCTAGGCTGTCGTCTGGTGAGGAGCGCTTCTCTTTTAAATCTACAATAGCCATATTAGTATCCGCTTATCTGATCAAGAACTGAAAAATCGTCGTACTCCCAATCGGAAGTATATGTTTGCAGAGCGAGTTGATCAACATAGCTAAGCGCATCAATCATGTCGTCTCTTGTTAGTCTGTCTGGGAACTGAAACAACTCATCCATACAGGGGGTGTTCCACTCACCTTTATTAAAACGTATCTGTCCGTTCTCAAAACGACCTTCTAGTGCCCAGAGAACACGGTCTACTTTATTCTTGTTGCCGTGGCTTAGCTCTTCGATGCGGAAGAACTTGTTGTTTCTGCGCATCATGTCGGACAGCGGGGATGCTACAGCTTGCTTAGCAATGCCTTTCTCTATACCAAATGCTCTAGGCTGTCTGGCAGCGACAACAGAAAACAGCTTCCTAGCCGTCTCATCTAAGCTCCACCTACCTGCGATTATGTCTCTAACCCACCAGGTGTAGTGACCGTGGTCATCTTCGTACTCACCGACTTTAACGATGGCAATGGCTGTGTTATCTCGCCTGCTTTTCTTGCTGCGGCTAGTCTCGTCCTCAAAGCCTGCCAAGTCAACAGCGATGTGGTACTCGCCGCCTGACGGCTCATGGTCATTAAACAGCAGCCACTCTTCCTTGAAGTGTTCGCTTTCTCGCGCTGAGAAGCTGGCCTCAAATTCCTGTTTGAAGGCGAAGGACGACATAGTCTTCTTAGCCGCTGCTATCTCGTCCTTGTGAATGAACGGGTTAGCGTGGCTGGTGAAGTGGTACGACTTCCAATCGTCGTCACCTGAGAGCTCTGCATACTTGTACAGCTCGTAGAAGTGGTTACGTCCACACGGTGTGCCTATGAAGATCGCTGGTGCGCGTAGATCAGCTAGAGCGGGTCGTAGGATTTCCTCCCAGGTCTCAGGCTTCATCGTTCCGTATTCGTCCAGGACTACCAAGTTAAGGAAGCTACCACGGAGCGTGTCAGGCCTGTCAC